CTCCACTACAGGGAATCCAAATTAAAGGACCCCTGGCTCCCGATTACTCGGGGGTATTAACCCACCGGACGGAGAATTTCGTCCGGAAGTCTGAGAGGACACCCACCCTGCTAAAGGCTGGGTCCAGGTGACTTAATGTTCCTGGTTTAAATCCTTCAACAAAGTATTGAAGGAGGTCCTCCCAACTGTCTCGCTTCTCGAGCCCGCCGGTCGTGTACGCGACAATTCCTTGTCGCTTCCACGTCTGTAAATCCTGGTCCCAACGTCGCTTACCAGCGAATTGGGGGGACTGCCAGAAACTCAAGAAGCGTGCACACGGCAACGCATAGTTACACACCGGGATTAAAGAACCCAGTTTTGGTGCTATGGAATCTCGTATAGTTTGCGAGATCATCCATAGTCCCTTTGAGTACGCATTGTTTGCGACCTCAGTGTAAACTAGTGCGCTGCATGGCCTTGTCGGCTCATCCAGCCTTGTAAGGTACAATGGTGTTACATCATAACCTTTATAGGCATCCATACCACATGACTCACGAAAGCAATTGCTGACGTGGAAATGTGATTTGGAATAGTTAACCTTGAGGCCTAAGGCCTCCAGGACTAGGACGAGCATGTGGTAACAGGTCGAAGGGACTATGATATCATCCCCAAAAACCTGCAAGACGCCGTCTCCGATTTTAAGGTCGGTTTCGGCGTAGGAAGTGTTTCCAGTCATCATCCTTAACGTGGCCAAAGAAGCCACGAAGTATAGGATTGTTTGAACTGGAAAAGTTACCGCTGATCCCATAGGCGCGAATTTATTTATTCGCACCAAAGGGAACTTGTACTTATCACAGCGATGAGCTGCCGTTCGGCTAGCTCTTATCGCCTCGAGTAGGTCTCCTTGGTTCCGGAGTAGAGCTACGACAGATTGTGTCGTAACCCTATCCGACGCCTTGGATAAGTCTATAGTACATAGATTTCCTAATCTCGAACCTTCTAGACTCTTCTGTCTACTAGGCTCTTGATCATGGACACTGATGCACTTAGTAACCCCACTTGGGAGGTTCTTCCTAATATATGGAAGAATTGCTTGTTGACAGTACATATGTGCGGTAGGCTCTGATGCAATAACCCGCGGTTTCCCGTAGGTTTTCGGAACGCATATTACTTGCGAACTAACATCAGATCCCCAGAAGTCGGGCTTCGCATCGGCTGGATTATCCAGCATATGAGTTGCCCATCCGTAAGATGGAAATACTTCTGAGAGCCGCTCAGGCCAGTTTGGAAACGAGTATTTATCTCGCTTTTCATTCCAGTCTGAGACACTTCCTGGACCATGTTTTGGTGAGTAGTCTTCCCAGCGGATAGTTTCACAGGGAAGTATCCTCTGCACAAGAGAGTCCATGTCTGAAGCGATGTGAAGTAAAGTTTCTCGGTGTTCTTCATACCGGGAGTCATTGTCGATGCTAATACCAATGATATGGTGAAAGCTAGAATCGTGACTCCTAAGATGAGAACGCCAAGAATCCAAACGACCTTCGTCATAAGTGGACTCCCAATAATCATGCGGAGGAGAGATTTCGGAATCGGTTGCAAAATATTCAGCAACTGCCGCAATCTCTTCTTGAGCTGTAGGTACATATTCGACCTTCTTAAAGAGGTTTAAGATAGTCCTACTACACAAGACGATGTCAACATCGGACGCATCACTGCGTTCGAATCTGCTGACACTCACCAGACGGAAGAGATCCCCAAATAGAAAGGGAAAATCTCTTCTATCAGATCTGACCTTCGACTTTGAAAGCTTCAATGATATCGGAATATCAAGGAAAATCTCTTCGCCTTGATCCCGATTGTCATTTGATAAGAAGCGATCATACTCCTTCCCCAATTGGGGGAGATCACGGAGTAGGATGGCTATTCCACGCGTTTTCACGCGCGAGAGTAGTTCATTCAAGTCGTTATCTAGATCGCACAGGTCCGAACCACAATAGACGCTCTTGAGTTCGCGGATAGCGGACTCGAGACAGCTACGGGCCAGACCAATGCTTGCTGAACTTCTAGACATGGGGTGTTCCTTTCTTAAAGATTGGATTTTACACGCCAGTCAACACCTCTCAGCGACTTAGTAGGACGGGTATGTGTTAGCTCTCACGAGCATAAACACGCTGCATATTCTCAGGGTTTGCGAACCCTAGGAATAGGGCCTCCCAGACATTCCAAAGTGATGCGGAATCCTGGGTGCCCAATGCAGTTTGAGAAACAGCCCAAACGCTTTCGCGTTTAAGGAAGGTGCCATCCGGATTAAACCGGTCAACATCCATCCGAATCAGGTGATTCTCTGTACCCTTAATGGTACGGGTTTTTGGAAAGTTGTGTTTAATATTAAACCGAACTTCCAAATTCGTCCCACGTCCGAAGTACTCAGAAGAGTACCCGTCCTGGTTCATTCGAACCAGAGTCACAGATTGACCGCCTAACTTGACGGCAAAGGAGTTACCAAGCATAGTCTACTTTCGTGTGTGCGTAAGCACGTTACTGGTTAAAGGGTTAGTGCACAGGTTTGAGCTAACTTAGGCTGCAGGAAATTACACACTAGCGTGTCAAACGCGCAAGTAGTAGATTTCCTAGATTCTGCAGTTGCCCCGCTGATATAAGATTCAGCGTGGGCGCCTGTGGATTTGGGTCAAGTAACGGAAATCGGGATTTGGTTATCCTCTTACCTTTTAGAGGTTCGAGGGTGGCCGCATTCCAGTCCGGGTGTTGATCGCCAATATCAAATGAGTATTGAGTTTCTAAGCTCCGCATAATACAGAGCTCAGTCACTTGATACCCTGGTATACGATTACCCGTCGCTTCGAGGAAATCAGAGATTCCCACGAAGTAGTCGAGTAACCAAGACCAAGGTAGGGCGTTCCACACCGTGATGATAGCTTCGTCCGTGCCTTCTAGATTGTTGGCGAAGACTTGGCTATCACCTGAAGAGATAAAACGATCGAGAGGATTAGGAGTGATTGTGTGCTTCTTTTGGCACCAAGCTTTAAGCTTAGTCACTTTCTTAAGGCGGTAAAAGTTTCCGCCAGCCTCTCGCCAAGATCCAAGATCTGTGGCCTCGCGGTCGTCGAGTTGAAACCGTTCGGTAACAACTCTACTCTTCAGTTTCTTGAGCATCTTGGCCTTTTCTTCAACGGCTTTCGCAATATTGAATAACTGCTTAAGATCGTTGATTAAAGGCTCCCACCCAAACGTCCAAGATATGGGGGCAGAGCCCCCGAAACTGACAACAGACGGTATAGAAAGACCGCTTGTTAGAGCATCCCCGACATGTTTGATCATGCGTGGAAACTCCCGTAGTTCCAATGCTGAAACTACAAAATCAGTTTTCGGACGATTAGGATTTCTCCGTGATAAGGCCTTATTGACGTAGTCAAGAGGCCCAACCATAGAGAGAGGGAAAACGTGGCTAAAAGCAAAGTCACTGTAGTCATTTGGATATACTGCAGTGTTTTCGTGATCTAGCCTTGTAAGAGTGCTCAAAGCTCCCTCTATACTCTGTTGGGTTCCTGTTAGGCGAGCTGGAGTTATGTCAAACTTGTCATGCTCCAGTAAATTATTGCCTTTGGGATTCCCTACCCAATCATGCATCTCCTCATACTTTGAGATAGATGTTGTCGGGTGACCAATTGAATTCGGTACAGAGAAAGGAGAGCCTTCGACCCAATGCATCCTGTAGGATATCTTCGGCGCCGTAAACGCATTATGTGAAAGTATGCGATTCCGGTACCTCGGAGTTGCCATCAGGATTTCCTAAGTTAGTCGGAGACAGAATGTCATGTGGTATAACCACATGTGGCGCCCGGAAGGGCG